CAATATTTGATACATAAACAGCCATTATTTTATGTTGCTAACATACCTTTAGATATTTATATGAATTATTGATAGTAACTATTTACTCAAGAAATCTTTGAGTAAATTTTTTATTTCTTCAATATCTTTTTTCATTTCATCTAACTCTTTTTTACGCAAATCTTTTTGTGTAATAGTATTGATATACTGATCATATCCGGCAGTATCACAATTTACGATAGCACCGGTATTTTCATCTCTGTATAAATTAGAGTGTCCTTCTACTTTTATCATCTGAGTGCAATAATTCTAAGATCTCTAAAACGAGGATCCTGTGCTTGATTAGAACTAGACATTACAATCTTAATTCCATATCCAGTAAATAGGTCCAAATTATCAATCGTAAATTCATATTCTAAAAATTCACCATCTAAACTTGCTCTAATTTTTCTATCCGGCAATCCACTATTTTTGGATGGATCAACAATTAATAAACCCTGATTTGTCTGCTTAAGATTATCATATCCTGGGAACAAGTCATATGATTGTTCAATTTCACTAGAATCTGATTTTATTGTGGTATAAAGAAGTCTAAAGTCAGCATCTCCAGGTCTTTCTGCAGCAATAATAACTTTAAGTCCAGATGCTGGATTTTGGAGAGTTGTAATATTTGAATAATATACAGATGAATGTGGATCATCAACAATTGAATTGACACGACTATCATTGGGATAATCAGTGATTGGTTTATTCAATCTATTGACATTAAGTATAGATCCTGCTTGATCCAAATTTAGTATTGGAGAAAGTGCATTATTTGGATCATTTGAATTGAATGTAATAGCAGTAGTAAGTGATTTATTTCTTGGTAGAGAGGTTAAATATTCATTTTGATTTGTCTCTGAAGCAACCATCCTTAAGGAAGATAGTGTATTTGATGAATTTAATTGAATTTCTTCATATCCGTTATCATTGAATGAAACTTCTGTCCCACTAACACTAGTTGCAGTTGTTGTTCTAATTTTTCCTGTTACGAAAGTAGTTGATCCTGGAGTAAGTATATCATATGATGGATTTATTGAATTAAATACCAAGTTTTCGGAGGCAGTAACAGAATCTCCTCCAATTAATTTTTCGTCATTGAAAGATAATTGTGGATAGTTTGTAGTATCTCCATCTTGTAATCTATTATTTCCTTTAGATATTGACCTATCAATTCTGATATGATAACTGTCGATATCAATTGGGGTAGTGATGGAAGTGCTGATTTTAGCAATTCTTCTTAAAGAAACACCACCAAGTTCATATTTTTCAACAACACTGCCTGATGAATGATTAATTGAAATCGTGTCATCAATACCTCTTCCATTTGCGTTAATAGTCAATATATTACCACTTGCATTGTTATATTTAATAATTTCATTTCCAATTTTTACATATCCTGGATATGAAGCATCTACTGGTACTCCCTCAAATGTTTCGAAATCAGATGAAGAAGATACACTGATAGATGAAGTTTCTCCAACCGTTAGTTGTGATGTTAATACTGTCGTTGGAATATCTGATTTAATGTTATCAATAACTAGTTTGTTAGTCGTTGAATACATTCCATGATTAAAGTGATCTACTTTAAAGTAATCTCCAGAATAAACTCCACCATCTGCATTGGAAGATATGATATTAGTTCCTGCAGCAGACACAATTGTCGAAGAATCATTATAATAACTAACGGCAGCACCAACTGCAAATTCTTTTGCACTACTACTACCACCAAATTCACCTTGAACATTGGTAAGATATAGAGTATCTAGACCAGAAATTTCTCCAATAGTTATCCTTGCATCTCTACCAGTTTCTGTTGATGTCGTCAAAGTTTGAATGCCAACAACATCTCCAACTTGATATCCGGTTCCATGATCGGGATGAACTGTAGAATGTGCCACTCCGGTAATGACCCCACTTGGATTTGTGGTTATAAGAAGTTTTAGTCCCTCTCCTTTTCCGGAGAAATTGAACGTGCTTACTGCTTCCTCGGTAACACTCACTGGATAATTTTGTCCCGGTTCAGTTAATGTCGAAGCATCACTGACGGAACTACCTTGCCCAACAATAATTGCTGATCCCCCATTTCCATTAACACCAGCAAGTTTTCTGCCAACAGTTACAATTCCGATAAAATTACTATCCGTTGTTGTAGTAATTCCAATCTTTCCTGTTTTTGGAAGAATTGTAATTGGATTATTGATCAACTCTGGAACATAATCGTTACTTTGATCTAAAGGTGGGTTATAGAAATATGCAGTTCCTGAACTTTGAGTAAACTCCGCTTTATAGAGTTTAAATTTTAAATCTTGATTTTGATCGGTTGACCAGATAGATCCATTTTGAGACTTGAATAGAGATCCAAGAGCAAACTGTTTAGTATAAATGACTTGATCAACATCAGGAAGTTGTTGTGTGTTGACAGTCTTACTTCCCATAACAGCTGTCCACACTTCATATTCATCACTTTGATCTGATATTAAAACTACTGCATATTCTCTACCAGGTGCCAGGAATATTGGTTCCGGGAATCTAATATTTGTAGCAATTTCTCCAGTATCTGATGTTTGAATTAGTTGTGTTTCAACACCATTAACATTACCTCTTGGTCTAAGAATTACTGGTTTTCCAACAGTTGTAAGTGTTGGTGTCCCTAATTGAGTTTCTCTTATTTCCACTCTAATTGGTGCATTGCCACTATCAATTGTAGCAAAAAATACATCTACTGATGTTAAGAATACTCCGTTCACGTCATCATCAGTATCAATATCAGATTTGACTTGAATATTGCCACCAACAGTAAATGTTTGTGCTAGAGGATCAGTATATTCAACATTAACACGTCTTCTTAGATTCAAATTTACGGTATTTGAAATATTTGTTCTTGTGGTTTCTCTTGTTACTGTTGCTCGGAATCTTAAAACAGTTCCATTTGCGGTATATGATGTTTCTGCAAAAGAAATTGAATTGCTTCCCGGTAAACCTTTATCATTTGTGGAACTAGATGTTAATTTATAAGTCTTTGTTCCTGCACGTAATCTAACGTTTGGTGTTGGATCCACATATGGAGGTCTAATAAAGAATGAACCATTAATATCTCCAAAATTATCTGAAATTAATCTAATGTCTTTTACAGAGGCAATAGCATTACTAGTTTGTCCAACTAATTGCATACCAGACTGAATATATCCAAAATATCTTCCCTGTGCTCTCTTAGAAAGTCCATCAACATCAACATTAAGGACATTTGATGTGGAACTATAGATTGTACCTAAAGTTTGAGTTTTATTATATGGATTCTGATTATATGTTAAATCTGGACTTGAAATAGATCCCGATTTATGATCTGGTCTACATACTCTAAATTTAATTCTTTCAACACCTCTTACAGTTCCAATAACAGTCTCTCCAACTGTAAATGCATTAGATACATTTTCAATTTCTACAAGTTTTGGAATTACATCGACCCCACTTCTTCCATCTAAGAATTGATAATATCTTGTGTTTGGTTTTAAATTGGATGCATTAAACTCCACATTTCTAGATCTAATGAAAAGCTGATCGTTACTACCCACTACTTCATTACGAATACTGGTATCTACAGTATCAAAAGATCCTCTAGAAGTGCTTGAGGCACTGAAAGAGAAATTCCCTGCCTGTTCTGCTTGTCTTCTTCTAGCAGTTCTTCCACTTCCCCCACGAACTCTGACACCGGTTGTAACATTGGAATTTAGATTATTAGTTAAATTGACATTATTTGTTCTGGTAACTCCCCTATTAATTGTTCTATCAGGTAATTGAACTGTTCTAGTCCAACTATCGACTGCAGGATCTAATGTAACTGTTCCATCATAAACAACAATGTTAAATGGATTTACATTTTCAACTTTAGTAGCAAATGGTTGTTGCAACCAATCAATTTGATCATATGAAAGTGTTAATGCATTTCCCGTTTTTTCTATATTAGAATCTAAAAGTACTAGAGGAGTAGTTGAATACTTATCTGCACTCAAATCTAAATTCTCCGGAGTAAAATTTTCTAAAGTCGATACTAATGATTCTAATGAATTGCTACTAATATCAGAATTAAGTGTTCTTGATTCTTCGTCAATTAATGTTGTAGATTCAAAAGTATCAAATCTAGAACTGTCAGAAAAATCATCAACAAAAAATCCACTCTTAAATCTATCAGAACCTTCAGAATCTTTTATCTGTAGTGTTTGAGTATTAACTTCGAGTAAAGAAAGAGTTGTTACTCTTTCTAAATTTTCTACTCTATCTTCAATGATGCCAATATCTCTCATTGTATATCTTCTATTATCAGTTAGGATAATATTCGCATCAGATGTGTCATAAAGATATGCTGGATATTCTATAGTTCCAAGTTCTAAAAATTCACCTTTTTTAGTGGGTGGTTTTGGATTTTTTGAAGATACTCCTTTATCTACAACAAAATTCCCAAGAATATCTAGATAAATTTTATCTATTCTAGGAAGATAGAAACTTTGACTAATTACAGAACCTTCTTCAGGTGCCAATAATCTTAATGGGGAAGTATTAAATGCCGAAGTTCTGGCATTAAAATCAAATGGTGATCTATCAATTGTTACTGCGGGATTAAAAACTGCTACTCTAGGTCTAAAATCTAAAGTATCTGTTGCTCTAATAGACCCTCCAATATTTGGAATATCTTTAGAAAATCTTTCTGCATCATAACTATCTACAGTAAATACATCTCCAGTATCATTTGTTGGGACAGTGTAATGATCAAAAATTACTATTAAACGTCTTGATGGTTCTTGAGTGTTTTTGTTTCTTACAATTCTCGAATAATCATAATACTGATTTTTTTGTCCTCTATTCAACTTAAAAGATTGTGTTATATTACTATAATTTCCATTTGTTATAGAATCAACTTGAGTATCAATTTCAGATTCTTCAAAAGATACTACTTCTCCAACTGAAAATTTGTTTTCGTTTAAGTAAACAATTCCCAATTTATTATTAGATCCTGTTGAAGGATTTGTGGTGTTGTTAGTAACAACTCTAGCAATGGTGTTACTTGTAGATCCTATAATATTTTCTCCAATTATTACATTAGATCCAACATTTGCGATAACAGGAAATTCAATAATATCAAAAGATGGATCATTACTATTCAATGATTCATAAACTGCAAGTACTTTTGAAACATCGGGATAATTTAATGAAATATCTTCATCTTGAACTCTTAATCCATAATATTCATTAGGAGTCAATCCATCATTTTTGGAAGTTGCGGTAGTAGTTCCAGATTCTTTTAATTTAGATCTATTTACAAATAAAACCGTACTTCTAGAATAATTTTTTGTTTTACTTTGAATATTACTTTTTATTGCCGTCACATTAACAACAGTATCATTATTTGAAAGAGTGCTGTCTAAACCTCTAATAGTTACTGTATTTCCACTAATACTGAATGCATCTGAAGTAATCGTTCCTATACCTCCTCCACTGTATCCAATACCAAATCTCTCTTGATCAAAATTGACCCAAGATACATCGCCAATATCACTAGTATTGATAGTTATAGTATTGTTAGAATTATCAACATCTTTTCCAGTTAACTGTTCAGTAATGAATAGTTGAGAATTAGAAAGATCAATACTAGATGTATTTGGTTCTGTTAGGGGGGCAAATAAAGTTCCTGAACCTCTTACTATTGGTGCTCCTAAAAATCCATTAACTTGAATATCTGATGTTGGAAGTGCTCCATTAAATACTCCAGCAACATTTGATATTGCAGAAACCTCAAATGACAGTGCATCTGCTGCCACACTAGATACTCTATTAAAAATCTCTAATGAAGAACCGGATTGTTGATATCTGATCACAGTATCAGTTCTAATACCAACAAAAGTTCTACCTGGAGAAGTTACTGTAGATATACCTCCCCCAGATGCAGTAATTGTTAATTCAGATACAGAACCAGGAAAATTGAATGATTCTAAAATTGAATCCGCTTGAAAATTGCTATAACTGAAAGGTGCCGTTTGTTTTACTGACTTAATGTTTTGTGTATTATATGCACGAACTTCGGTTACAGATCTTGAGGATTCTATCCCATTAATTAATAAAATTTCACCCTTAGCGAACGTTCCAGAAGTCTGCCTCAAGAAAATTTGATTAGATGCTCCATCTGCTGTTACAAAACCACTGGATCCTGTACTCTTTCCTTTGATAAAGAACGATTGTTTTATTTCATCTGAAGAAACAGATTGATTTAATGTTAATCTTGTATATGTCTGAATATCATACAATCTTAAATCCCAACTAGTTTCTGCATTAGAATATGCAGAATCTGTTAAATTAAATGAATATACTCTAGCTTCTCCAATTTGACTTCCTAAACATCCAAATTGAGAGTATAACGAGATTGTTTCTCTTACCTTTGCTAATCCAGTTACGTTATTAACTCTCAGTAAATTTCCCATTTCAAATGGGACCGTAACATTTTTGATATCTTCTGTATCCCTTGGTTTATCTACATCAATAATACTAGATGATGTCTTTTCAATATCATATCCTTTTACGTATGCTTTTCCTGGTGATATCTTTAATGCGGTTAAATTATTCGAAGGAGTATTTCCATCATCAGTCTGTTCATTAGAAAAGTATACTCCATCATTACCTAATCTATCGTTTAACGACTCTTCTAAATTAAGATCAAATAAATTTACAGTATAGTTACCCGATTCATCAAAAGTTCTTTCTGCAAGATAATCACGAATTCTATTATATTCAGTTTTAGTTGTAATTTTTTTAATTTTTCCATTTTTTACTCTAAGTAACTCTACAAAATTAGTATCATTAGTATCTGTTAATGATTTTTTTGTGAGAGTTAATGTTATTTTTAATCTATCTGCACCAGGTGAAGCATAGTTTGAAAATCCTTTTGCATTATCAAATAAGGATTCATCTTCCTTTGCATCAATCAGAGATTCATTAATTTGCAATCCAACTCTATATGATGGTGTATTTGTATAAAAATCTAAGAGAATTGTTTGGGATAAAACATTTACAAAATATCCTCTTATGAAGTAAATGCCATTACCAATAGATGCGGATGACCCTATTGCGGATGCATTGGAACTAATAGATGAAGCAAATGGAGTTCCAGAATTTATTGTGGTATTTCCATAAACTACATTTGTATTAGAAGACAACAGTTCGCCATCTTGGAATTGTGTGAATTGAGAATTATTATCAGACTCTACATATTTTACATATAAAGTTATATATTCTACATCATCACTTTCTGTTGGTAAAATTACTTTTTGAACTCTAGCAGTAACACCAGAAACTTGACCTGTTATTGTTTTTCCAACAAATTTGTCAATGTATAATGATATATCAGTTCCGAATTGTGTGGTATTTACCTTTATTGCATAAAATTGACCATCATATGAAATATTTCCTGGGATGACAACTGATCCCTCTTTGAATATATGAGTTCCAAAATTTTCTACTTGATTTTGAAGGATTGACTGTAAAGTCGTCAGTTCTCTAGTTTGAACTGGATATCCTGGTTTAAATAAAACTTTTAAAAAGTTTTTTGATGCATCAAAATCATCATAGTATGGATTGATATTTAAATTTGTTTTTTGCGACATTTTTCTTTAGAATTCCAGAATAATTTTGATGTCTTCCTTTTGCCTAGAGTCTCTCGTAACAAGAGAACGATTGTCAATGTAAATAACATCTCCCGTATTTTTATTTATCTCAGGATCGGCAAGTCCACCTGAGAATGTAACTCCTAAATTAATTATTTTAGATCCAATTGTAGTTGTAATTCCTCCAAAACCTGTATCAATTGATGCTGAAAAAGTTCCATCAGAAATTGAATTTGATGAAGATTCAAAACTAACAACATTGGCCTTACTAGTTACATCGTTTCTGTCGGTTTGATCAAAAGTATTGGCAAAGTTTAAAGATCTATCTTGATAATATTTCAATACTTTAGTATCAGCATCATATGATGCTATATATCCTCTTGCAATACTGCCATCTGAGGTTTCCTGCTCAATTTTATTTCCAATAGTAGCAGTAATATCTGATGTTAATTTTATTGATCCTAATGACGAATACTCACTTGCACTATAAAGTGTTGATGAATTATATTTTTCTGGATTTTTTATAATTCCAACCTGAGAAAATTTAGTGTTTACTGGAAAATCTCTTGTAGAGTCATCAAATCTGGTATATGCGAGAACTTTATCTGCTCCCAACTCTTCATATATGTTGTATCCATGACCTCTAGATGGAGGTATAATTGGAATTAATTTTGATGAATTTTGTATCAGATCATCTGTTGCATGTCCAAAATCAACAATTCCAAAAGTATATCCACTGCCACCAGAAACAACTGTTGTTTTAATAATTGTGCCAGAAGTATCGACTTCTATATTTACTTTTGCTCCAGATCCATCCCCTTTAATATTATATGTGCCTGATCTATATAAACCATCACCTCCCCCATCTTCAATATAAACATATTTTATTTGATTGTTATTTATTGTAGAATCACCAGAATCTCTTATAGATTGAATTTGGAAATCATTTGATGTTGACCAATCACTTGGAAGAACAATATATTCAGTAGAATCAAATTTAATAATATCACTTGGAGATATAGTAAACAAATACTTCCAAAGATATTCATCCCCGCTTGTTCCTGCAGCAGATACTTCCAAATCTGTAAATGTTGGTTCGTCTTGAGAAGTATTTCCAGTTAAGTTTACTGTTCCTCCAATACTACCATGAGATCCATTATAAATGCATATGTAAACTTTAAAGTCACTATTAACCACATAATAATTGCTATCATAAAGTCTTGCACTTTGTGATATTGGGGTTAGATTTCCAACACTATAATCATGTCGATACATATCATAACGGGTATTAACAGTCCAATTGACCTTTTTTATAACTCTTCTAATATTTGAACTAGTTAATTTTTTTCCAAATAGTGCTGTATTTCTATAATGACTCAAATACTGCTGATTATCAATAGGACTTGGGGGATTTGAATTAGTTTCCTCTCCCCAAGTAGTACTCCTACCAAATCCCACAGGACTAGAAATTGTTCCTGGATTTGAAAGTCCCAAAAATACATAATAATTATTATCAGCACTCAATACAGACTCTACAAAATTATTGGCATTAGCAATCCTAAATTGATCTGTTACTATAGCGGACATATTACACGGTTTTCAAGTATTTATATGGTTTTAATTATCTTTAATCTCAGGAAGTGCTCCTGTCAATCTAATACCTTCACCTCTTCTCTGAATTGTTGGAAAAGTTGATAATCCAACATCGACAGTTTTACCAGAAACATTAATGGAAATTGGAGCAGAAGATCTAGTAATTGAAGTAAATAATCCCCAAGAAAATTCTCCCACATGATTACCACTAGTAGAAAGTCCTGTTACATCAGTTCCAGAATCAATATTGCAGGTAACAATGCCAACAAAATCACCATCACGGCTTAATTCATGGATATAGTAAATATTATCTAAGAATGTAGTTCCAATACCAACTATGGCAGTATTTGAACTATCTACCGATGTAACACCAGATCCAATTATAGTATTCTTAACAAATATTGGATATCCAATCTTTAAATCATCTCCAAAATTTGTTGCTCTCCTAAGATAAAACTTAAGAGCTTGTGGATGTCCACCAGATCCGGAAGTAGGTTCTATTCCTGTTATAATTCCCGAAAATCCTTTAATAAATCCAATTCCATTAAGATTTTCAGTATTTGAATCTGGGAGGGATATAATTGTATTAGGTGCTATTGTATATCCAAATCCAGGATTTGTTATTGTTGTTCCAGTAAGTGTTCCTCCAGCTCCTACTGTTGCAGTTGCAGTGGCAGTTGTTCCCACACCCACATTTTGTGGATCATCGATTTGTAAAGGATTTTGGAATTTAATATTGACAGTAGATCCAACATATCCACTTCCAAAATTTTCTGGATCAATAGTAAGAGAAGAGACAGTTCCACCAGCACCGATTGTTGCAGTTATATTAGCAGGAGAAGGATCTACTTTACCATCGACAATAAGACCCGATAGATTATTAAATTCAAGAGAACTATCTAGACTATAACTAAAATTACTTACATCATCAACAAAAATACTAGAATCGGAGGTTGTAATATCTTTAATAATTTTTGCAGTCGGATAAATTTGAGAAATAATAGATTGTCTTGTCTTATAGACAAACTCTCCATTAATTCTTCTATCAGTTTTTTGTTTTGTCCATGACATTGGTTTCAAATTGACTTCATCAACACCTTGATCCACATATAAATTCGTCTCAAATTTATCCGAAAAAGATACATCAAAAATTGTTCTTTGATTTTGAGTAATTGTTTCTGCAATAGTATCATTTTTAAATATTCTGATATCATCACCTCTTTCTAATGATGGAATGATATTATTTACTTGTATGTCATCTACACCTCTAGTTCCTCTATAGTAGAAAATATCAATTTTATCTTCTACTTTTGGTGGGACAGTAAATGAAAATGAAGTTCCTCCATCAAATATATAAGAGACACCAGGTTCTTGAATGATACCATTAATAATAACAATTAATATATTTTCAAGTTCTATAGTAGAATCTTCAGGTTTTTCAAAACTCAATATAGATCCATTATAATTAAGTGGGAATATTAATCTCACCCCATCTTGGAAGTTTTTAATAGAATCAATATAATCAAGTTCTCCAAACTGCCAAGAAGCAAAATTATCACTGAAAGTATCTAAAACTGTAAACTGATATTCTGAGATTGGAGATGCTAAATCTTTAGCAGTAACAAGTCCAACTGGTGTAAATACATCACCTTTTCTGAATGAATACCCAGATCTTGTTATAGAGAAACCATTAACTGCAAAATAAGTTGATCCAATACCTGTTGAAGAATTTGCATTAACATCAATATTCAATAGCAATCCAGTCCCAGTATCAGTTGTTAATCCAACACCAACTCTAGAAACACCTACTACTTCAAGATTTTCGTATGTTGGTTCAGAAACAAATATTTCAGTTTGATCAGAATAATCAGATCCGCCATTTGATACATTAAATGTTAATGTTCCTCCCGTTCCTACAGGTGAGGCGGTTATTACTGCACCAGAACCATCCCCAGTTGGATCGAAAATAGAAACCCCAATTGATACTATGGAATTATATCCGGACCCAACATTATCAGTGGTGCCAATACCAATACTATTTTGAATAACACCACCACTTATGATTGCGGTAACTGCTGCACCAACAAGAGGTGCGTAACCAAGTCCTCCAGTTGATCCCAAAGAAACAATAAGTCCTCCTCTAGGAATTTGGTTTTGATTTAGATCAGACTCAGAAATCAAAATACTAGTAGGATCAGTTATATCTGTTCTAATACCACTGAATACAATAGATGATATTCCCGTAGGTGATAATTGTTCAATAATACTGAAATTATTTGCTGGATTATTTTCAGTTGTTGGGGTTTGAAATATTCCATTAATAAATACGAGTCCATTTCCACCAATTGTTCCAATACCACTAGTATTTGCTCCACCGACAGTAAGTGTAAATGTTCTACCGATTCCATTGAATCCATCAGAAATGTCATCATAAATTTCATTTGTAGAGTAATCCTTTCTAAGGAATACTCTACCAGTAAAGTCTGATGTTTCAAATATTAAATTATTATCAGTTCTTATAACATTAGAATTTCCTCTAGGTGCTTTTGTAAAGAAAATACTATCATCAACAATATTATAAGATCCTTTGTAAATTCTAGATGATGTACCGTCTGTATGAGATGTTGCAGATGATCCAACAAATGCTCTCTCAACTTCTACCAATTTTTCAGATCCAGTATTTGTTATTGGTCCGACATTTGTTGTCCCTAAACCAACATTGATAATATTCATATATTCTTCATCAATTTTCAATATATTGAGAGGAGATATGCTGGTAATATCACTCAAAGTAAAAATAGTTGCTTCTGTTGAGATGCCTCCACCATTTCCGGAAAGTGTTTGAGTAATATTAGTAAAAGAGATTGGATACTGAACAATATTATCTATAGTAATAATAACCTTTTCATTTTTCTTTGCCATCGCAAATACGTGAGCATTTCCTTCACCTATAGATGTAAATGTAACTGCTGATCCTGCTTTAGTTGTTGATATTGAAAAACTATTATCAGTATTAACAATTGCAAAAACTTGTGAAGGAAGTTCTTCATTTATAGAACCATTTTTATACATCATTGGAGTCGATCCAACTCCAACAAAAGTCGATTTTGGAGTGTATATTAATTCTTCATTATCACTAAATAAATGATCATTTATCGAAAATTCACCTGTTGAAAGATTGAGAATATCACTATCTGATGGGTTAAATGATTTGGCAAAAATTGGAATGGTATTTGATCTTAATATAAAATTACTCTTATTAATCCTTTCCCCATTAATTGCTAGATATGAAGAAGTGTTTACAGTTTCGATAGAGTTTCCATACAAAAGATTTGGTGCTTGATTAATCAAATCAACCGTAGTATATAAGCACTCACTAAATGATTTGATTTCTAAATCACCACTAAAATTAGAATCTGGGTAGAATTTTAATAATACATTACTTCCATCATATTCTCCACCAAATGTTCCAATACCAATTGCAGTATCAAATGTTCCGATACCAGAAGATGAAAGAAATGCTGATTGTTGTGTATAAATGTTAGTTCCATCTTGAACCATCATTATTTGTTGAATGGATTTGGTAGTTCCTATTCCAACCTCAACTAAAGATCTTGCAGAATCAAAATTATCTTTATTTAATATTAAGAAGGAGGTAGAAACTCCAGAAGTAGTCGTAGAAAAACTTGATTCATAAAATGCTGATCTTTCATTACCTTCTAGTTGATTTGGTAAAATATATCTAAACGTTCCAACGCCAACAGACGTAGATCCAAAACCAACTATACGTGTTTTGACAATTACATCTTCATCAGTATCATTAATATATTTTAAATTAAATAATCCAGAATCTATATCTGCACCGAAAGAACCTATAAAATTATTTGATCTTGAAAAATTACCAGTATCAAAATAATACTCTGAAATACTAGTATTAGATCCATCATGAGTTACATATAACTCAACAAAGTTCATTTCATTACTAACTTCTTTATAAACCTGTGCATTAACATGGAAAGAGGTAATATCATCAGTTGAAACACCAATAATATTACTTGTAGTATCCACCAGGCATATTTGACTGCGAGAAGTTAAATCAACAAATCCTATTGATGTTGTACCCAATCCAATAATTTGATTATCGAATTTTTTATCAATATACTTAATATCATACTCGGTATTATAAGGATCTTTAGGAGTAAATCTTAAATACTTAGTATCAAATTCGTCAGTTTCTATTGAAAAATTGCCATATTGTTCACCACTTGCTGAAGTTAAACCAGTTCCTATATTAACTAAGGATTGTTTTTCTAAAATAGCAATATTACTATTAGTTGGATTATTTAAGAATACTAAACTTGTTAGTTGTATTTCATTTTTGTTACTTATGTCAGAAACTTTAAATAGATAGTTATTATAAGAATTTGCATTATCAATCTTTAATATGTCTTTATATGTAAAAGGTTCATCCTCAGAATTAGAGAATTGGTTTGAAATGTCATCTATTTTTAAAACAACATTAGATATAGATTCTTGATAATTTGTAAGTTTTTTATTTTTTAATTTTATAAATTTTGATTTATTTTGTATAATATTTACATCTTTCACAAAAGCAAAATTATTGATAGTATCAATTCTCCTTTCTTCAATATAATCTTTTATAATAGTAGTTTCATCAGAAAAAGTAGTAATTCCAATATTTTCATCTTCATCAGAAATAATTTCTGTATCTGAGAAATTTTTAGTTCCGATGGAATGAACTAAACTATTGATAGGTGTTCTAATATCATTCCATTGTTGTCTACTCTTAATAGAATATGATAAATTTTGATAATAATCATTATCTTGAAGAACTTGGAAATCTTCACTCAATTTCCCAGTTTCATTTCTCCAACCTTCAGATATTCTATTAGAAAATTTAATATCAAATATTCCACTATAATTTTCAATAGATTCTATAGTGGCAATGTTTCCTGTAGTTTTACCTGTGATTATTTCATTGGGAGAAAGATTGTAAGAACCAATTAGTTTAATAGAACCAGAATTATCATAACCAACAACCTCAAGATCTCTATCAACACCATTAGACAATATTGTTTCACCGATTTCAAATTCTGATGGTGTTAATGAAATTGAGAATGTAGGATAATTATTTTTAGATACAATGGTTCCAAAAGAATCTTGAATTGTTTTAGCAATTCCTGTGTTTGTTCCTAGACCGAAAATGCTAATAGTTACTTGATCATCGTTAATTCCGCCAAATAATCTTTTGTTTTTATAATCAGTTACTTTAAAGAATCTATACCCATAGTCACTGGAATTAAATCCTTCACCATCTGTTCCGAATTTTTGAATACCTTCAATAAAAACTTGCTCATCCACCACAAAAACATCTGTAGAAAATCCTACCGGTGGTGTTGTTATAATACAAGTAAAAATACCAGTATTTGATGATTGAACTTCTTTAATGCTAACTCCATTACTATTATTGATAGTAAAAAGTTCTGCCGATTGATCAGAGATTCCCTTGGGGGAATTATCGACAAATAAACTGGTGATTGAATTTCCAGTAATTTTTGGTATTATCAATCCATTATTTAATACATTTCTTGTAATATTATTCACAACAATAATTTCTGGTGGTGAAGTATATCCAGATCCACCAGAAATTATTGTTACAATACCAACTGTATTTGAATTCTTTAATTTAATTTTTGGAGACAAGAAAGCATGTGGCCTTAAAGTTTTATCGGAAGAATATTGAAAATTTTCGTTAACTAATTTTGTTTCTTTAATTTTCCCCATACTATTGGAATTTAAAGAAACAGATAAATTTTTTCCATTTGCCGTATTTACGTTTAAAAATGAGGGCAATTTTTTATATCCAAATCCACTAGATATAATTCTAACCGCATTTACTGGACCAGAAGATGATGTTGAAGTTGTCGTATATTCTAAATTATCACATTCTGCGGAAATATATTCTATTTTTTCTGGAGATTCATTTAGAGAAATTTGAAAAGTAGTTGACCCTATACCAGAAATATTATAAGTTTTATTATAAACACTATCACTAAATAAAATTTCTGAAAAATTATTTACATCTTTATCAGAAGAACTTATATAACCAGATTTTTCTAAAGAATAATAAAGTCTTTTTGGTAATTCGGAACTGTAATTAATAGTAAAAGAAGCATTAGTAGATATTCCTACTGTTCCTACACCAATTGTACTAAAAGTTTCTGTAGAACCTGTTGACACAAACTCATTATTAAAATCTTGATCATAATAAAGTTTAAATTCATACCCAGATAAAGAAGAATCTGTTAAATCAAATACTAAATTATTATTTTTAACTGGTTGTAATTGTGGATTAATTAGTGATATTATTTGTGAAGAACCTCCCGTAGAAGCAAAACTTACAACTGTTGGTGGATTTTGTTGAGAATCTATTAAAGTTTCACAGAGATTAATTGTATTTCTATTAATTTTATAAACAAAATATTCATTATCCCCATTATCCCCATTA